CTAAATATTGTTTAGCGGCTATTAATGTTTTAACCGCATTAGCAGGTTCATTTTTAACCCCATATGTGCCTGTAGAACGAACATACTCTACGGCATCAGAAATTTTAGGGTTAGTCATCATGCCAGCAATATCTGTATTAGGTACGGCTTGTTTGCCAGCTTGTGTAAAGTATGGGCTAACATTACCTGTAACAGACGATTCAGCACCACGAATAACATTTTGCCCTGCTTGCTGTAAATTAAATGGGGTAGCTGATGTAGGCGCACGGGGGCTTACATTTTGCATTAGGTTACCAAAACCCTGTTGAACGCCAGCAGGCCTACCAGCCATAAACTGGTTCATAGTGCCTTGGCTTGGTTCAGCTTGCTCTAAAAAGCGTTGGGTAGTTGTTAAGCCACGCTGACCCGATACTTGTGCAATTGCTTCTGCACCCGTAATTGGCATACCTTGCTTAATAGAATTTTGTTGCAATAACTGAGCAAGGCGCATTTGTTCAGGGGTAACGCCTTTTAAATTGCGGTTAACAATGTCGGCAGGGGTTGACCTTAAACCGCCAACAGGCAAACCAGCGGCAGTCATTGCACCACCTGTAGCTAAAAATTGAGCAAGTGGGCTTTCAACGCCAATGCTATTTAATAATTCAGAGGTTGATCCACCAACAGCACCTTGAAATGCGGTGCGACCTACTTGGCTACCTATTTCTCTACTAGCGGGCAATAATGGTTTTGTTGCTACCGCTTTGGTCATAGAGAATGGGTTTAAACCACCGCCAGCCATCAATTCTGTAGTAAACCCAGCTACCCTACCTACTGGCGATTTAAACTCAGCTTCGGGCGTAATAATGCCCTTTTCGGTTAAAAATGTTCTTGAGGGTGAAGCCACCCTTGGTATAGGCATATCAGGCGTAGTAGCGTATTGATACAACCGCTTTACATTTTCAGGTGCGCCTAAAAATATATCTCCAAGACCTGTAACGCCTTTCATCATGCTTTGCGATAATTTTCTAGGAACGCTGGCATCTTTAGTTTCACCTAAAACGCTGGTGTATTGTCCAGCTTGTATACCTTCTTCAGCTTTGGCTTCACGATATGCTTCTGCCACCGTTTCAAATTCAGGCGTACCTTTTTTGGCTTCGTTTTTTACAAGCCATTCAGCGTATTGAGTTGCGTTTGCCATATTAAGGTTTATTAGGTTTATTTATGATTTCATCTGCTTTTGTTCTTACATCTGAACTAGAAGTTGCAAAAATATTTGGATTAACTTCAAGTTGATAATAAGGTACAGAATTTGGACTGTCTTTAGCTAACGCACCCATCATGGATTGGTGTTGATCGTAAGTAAATTTAGCAGAGCGTTTAGCAGCATTTGCCAATATTCTAAGTTCGCCAGCGGTTAAAGATACATCGCCTGACATAGCCCGTTGTGCTAATGCACCTTCGGATTCAGTAATAGCACCTTCGCCACGCATTTGTTTACGACCTTGCAAAGTAAGCTGTGCCAAACCTTGAATAGCTGTTCGTGTGTTAGCAACAATTTCTTCTGTTTTGCCACCAGTAACACCCAGCATTTGACCAATTTGTGCGGCTTGCAATTTCTGATTTGCACCTGCGCCTGTAAATATTTTGTTAGTGTCAAGCGACTGAATAATGCGGTTTGCAGCATCAGCTTGTTGAATTGCACCACCTGTAGCTGTTTTAGATGCAATCAATATTGGAGCAACGTCACTTACGCTCTTGCCTAACATATTACTAAAATCAAATTTATTAGCACCAGCAGAAGTTTTACTTTCAACAATACTTTTTGCTAAAGCAGCTTGTTTCGGAGTCCATGTTTTAGGATTTGATGGCAATTGACCAATAGTAATAGCGTATTGAATACTGTCAGGCAAATCTTCAGCACCAGCAGCAACTTCTTTTGTGCTACCGTCAGGCATAGTTACAAAGCGTTTTGCACCTTTAGTCAAAGTAAATGCTTCAGGTTCAGCCATCATTTTGTTAAACGCCAAATTCTGTAACCTAGCCGATGCCCTTGGATCAGCATAAAGGTTAGCGTAAGCTGCTTGTGGGTTAGGTGCTATACCTGCACGGCCTTGAATTCCCTTAACTGTTTCATAAGTTTCAGTAGGAATATCAGGAGTTCCAACAATTTCAGGTCTGCCTTGTTTTGTTGCCATAAAGTCAGCCGTTGCTGCTATGTCACCCTGACGAATAGCTTTAGCCAAATCTATTTGCGCTTGCTGTGCTTTTTCAATACCTCTTTGACCCATGTAAGTATTGGCTAAACCAGCAAGATTTTGGAATATGCTAGGAGCAACATAGCGACCACTAACCATCTGTCCTTGTGGTTGTTGCATACCTTGTTGCATAAGCATTTCTGCCATCTTTTGCTGGCGTAAAATCTGTTGCTGTTGCAACATCTGTTCGGGGTTTAGTGTTCCAATGTCAGCCATAATTAATCCATCCCTGTGGTCATTGTTGGTACTTGACCTTGACCAAATCCACCATATACATTCTCAGAACCGTATTGCATGATTGCTGGAATAGATTTAGCATAAACACCCATCTTGCTACTTAAACTTTGTGGGTCTTTGTTACGCAACATTTGTGCTAAAGCCATTGGATTCATACCGCCACCGCCTTGGCTTTGCCCTGCTTGGTTTGCTAATTGATTCTGTTGTCCAAGTGCCGCCTGTTGCATAGCTTGCTGTTGCCCAATATTTTGATATACAGGTTGTAGCCCGTTTAAATCTTGCATGGGAAGTGTTCTTAGGATGTAAGGATTCATAATTTTCCATAATCTACGGCTTTATAGCCGTTATCAAGGGTTATTACAGCATTAGGATACATAACCTCTACTTCTTGCGCCATCACGCCTGTGTGCGTTCCATGACCTGCTAATGGGTGATCCTTAAATTCATCTTTGTATTCGTATGTATATACGGGTAAACCATTAGGTAACCAGCCAATTGCTTTAATATTTTCTTTTGTACGAATATCCGACATTAGTGCCGCACCACCAAGACTAAACAAACCTTGGGTCATTGCGTTATTAGCTGCATTCTGAGCATTGGATGCGGCTAACTGGGCGTTGTAACCCATTTGTGTTGCACCTAAAATATCAGGGCCAGCCGTTGTTGCTTGTTGTGCAGAATTTACAAATGACGGGCCTTGAACCTGTGAACCAGTACGCACCGCAGACAGAGTATTAAGTGGCTCGTTTCTAAGGTACGCTTGCTCTTGCAAGGCAGATTGGCGGGCTTGCTGACCAACGCCAAAACCTTGGGTAGTTGCACCTAACAGTAAGTCATTCTCACGCTGGGCTTGGGATTGCATAGCTCGGTCATACGCTGTAGAGCCAATGTCAATACCTCTGTTCGCCAAGTCTTGCTGTAATTGTTCACGCCCTTGTTGTAACTGTGGGGCAAGCCGTTGCATATACGCATCTTGGTAACTTTGGCTAGGATTAAACCCTGTGGTCGGTAGTCTGCTTGTATCAAATGGGGTTTGTAGCATTTTTTCTACATAACCAAGACCTTGACCTGCAAGTTTGCCTAAACCTATGCTAGTTTGATTTTGGTAATCTAAAAGCTGTTGTTGTTCAGGTGATAAAAATTGTCTAGCAGTCCAACCTTGGTCGGCATTTGCTGGAGCAGTTAAAAAATCTTCTACTCTTGGGGCTTTTAATTGGTCACCGCTTAAAGGTACTTCAATTCGATCTCCACTTGGCCCATAAGCAAATTGAAACCCTTCTCTTGGCATGACTGTTGTTCTAGGTTGCATTGGATTAGTGTCAGTTAGACTATATCCTTCAGGCAATCCACCGCCTTGGCGAGCTTTTTGATAAGACTGATACGCTTGTTCGTATGCTTTAGGATCAAAAGTACCTTGTTGGCTATATACCAATGAGCCATAAGGGGTAAATTGATTTACACGATTGGCAGCAGCAGCGGCTCTAGCCGCTTCAAGGTTACCTGTTGAGGTTTCTCTTGCCGCACCTATGTAATCAGGTGCTGGTGGCGCAGAAGCCGACTTTCCCATATCTTTCTCCTAAAAATCTACATTTGTCTTTTGACATTACAAAAAACAACAAATCTCCAGTAGGAAAAACATCAAGTAATCGTGCTTGTTCCTCAAACCCCAATTTCTTGACAAACTCTATTGACTTGTCGTTACTACTAACCACGGGGCAAACAATCTTATCTACCCCCAATTGTACAAAAGGATAATCAAAAATGGTAGATAAGTATTGCTTATTTAATCCTTTTTCAAGGTAAATATGGCACGTTACCGACTTTTTATTAAAATCCTCATACCAAACTACTGATTCTATTTCATTTGTTACCCAACCAATTGTGCTGGAATTTTCAGGTGTCCATACCATGTTTAACTTTTGGGCGATAAATGGCCCTAATAAGTCTTTATCAAAACATAGCAATTAAAGTACGCCCCCACGCTCCATTACAAAATCAGTACTAGCCCAATGAAACTCAATGCTCTGAGATACCACATTTAAACTAACTGAACCAGCATAACCTAATCCAGTCACGCCCTGCCATACCTTAGTCGTTACCAAACCACCGCCCCAGTTGGCATCATCCCATTTATCTACATCCCATTCGCCAATGTCTAAAATTAAAGGGTTAAACGATATTTGATTGGTTAAATTTACGGTATCAAAGTCGGTACTTATACCGCATAACACGCTAGGCAATCCGTTATCAGTCTGTAGGATCGGGCGAACCAAAGTAAAGCGTTTTTGCTGTCCACGACTGTCAAAATAGGAATACGCTTGCTGAACGAAAGCTGTAATGTTTGTTCCTGCATCGGCATTAGTGTCGTAAAACTTGCCTACAAAGCCATTTGCCCCAAAATACATATTATCGCTACTTAATTCCCAGCAATTTGCGTTGAGATTGGTAAATCTTGCCCATGATTTTGTAATATTGTGCATAACATACTGCTCTGAACCCCCTGTTACGGGGATATTAACGATCAGCATATTAACTTTGGCAAAATAATTGATTTGCCAGCCAAAATTATTGGCGTAAAGGTCGGCAGCTTGACTAATAGCAAAGAAAATCTTGTCCGTAATATTGACACGAGGGTCTAAACGGGTAGATTGCAACCCTGCGGATAGGGGTACAAGACCATCTTCGGTCAAAAGTAACAAATCGCCACCGTATTTAAACAAGCATTTACGGGCAAAAGTCTGTCCGATGCTCCAAATACCAATTAATGCCCAATCATTAGGGTTGGAAGGGTCTGATCCCTTATAAATAGCAACTTCACCGTTAGATGTAACAAAAGCGGCTAGGTCATCTACCCCGTAACCAGCGTCAATAGTCCATGTACCCATTGCTTGCAGGTAGCCACCCTTTTTAAAGATACCGCCAAGGGGAAATTCAGTTACTGCGCCATTGATTGAATCTACGGGTAAATACCAAAAGCTAAGGCTGTCTTTTTGCACAAAATACAAGCGTTCTTTAAACAGATTAATGTTTGCAAACTGGTTGGAATTTAACCCTGTAACAAAGTATTTGACGGTATAAGTGCCTACGGTAGAAGCATCTCCGCTTGGAGCGGTAGCCATTGTGTAGGTAAAAGTCGTTGCATTTGTAACGGTTATCCGATAAGTACCGTTGAACTCGGCTGGTACTGCGCCAGCTACCGTAACCGTATTACCAGTTACTAGACCATGCGCTACAGCCGTTGTAAGGGTCGCTGTCAGGTTTCCCGTGCCACCCCTTGTAATGGTACTAATTGTTTGTGCTGTGCCTGTAGTAGCTGATCTTTGCCATAGCGTACCGTCATAAACGACCATCGGGTCTACACCGTTTACAGCGGGCATAAACGAGCCACCAGCCGTTGTAAGCATTGTGTGAATCCACTTGCCATCGGTATTACCAGCAAGGCTTACGGTTGCCGTAGAAGTGCTTACATCGTAAATAGTTGTG